CAAATCAGCGGACTAAGAGCTGTACAGCAGTCAACAGCTAGCCAAATCTCACAAGAGATTAAAGACAGGCAAGGCGCTGTCAGTCGTGTGCAGCAAGACCTAAACAGTTATCAAAGGCGCTTGCAAGATGCAGAAGGCAATTACAACTCTTTAAAAGAGACTGTAGCGGGTTATGAGCGCAGGATATCCAATCAGGATAACACTATCTCCTCTAACTTTACACAGCTAAAAAGCTTGATAAATCAGTCTGTGACCTTAGAAAAAATTCAGTCCCTCTTGAGGCTATCTGGTGACAGTATCATGCTTGCGATTAAAGACAAAATCCCGCAAAGTAAAATGTCTGGCAGCGATATTATCTCAGCGATTAACTTAAACTCCTACGGAGTAACAATCGCAGGTAAACACATCGCTCTCGATGGCAATACGACTGTCAACGGCACCTTTACCACAAAGATAGCAGAGGCTATCAAAATCAGAGCTGACCAAATCATAGCAGGCACTTTAGATGCCTCTAAAGCTCGTATTATTAATCTAAACGCCAGCAGTATCGTTGGTTTAGACGCTAACTTTATCAAAGCTAAAATTGGCTATGCGATTGTTGACATGCTTGAGGGTAAAGTGATTAAGGCACGCAATAGCGCTATGCTTATTGATCTTAGCTCGGCTAAGATGGATTTTAATAGTAATGCGACCATCAACTTTAACAGCCGAGATAACGCTTTAGTGCGTAAAGACGGTACCCACACTGCCTTTGTACACTTTAGTAATGCCACACCAAAAGGTTATACAGGTTCGGCATTATATGCCTCTATTGGTATCACCTCATCTGGTGATGGGGTCAACAGTGCGTCATCTGGACGTTTTGCAGGGCTAAGGTCATTTAGGTATGCTACGGGATATAATCATACTGCTGCAGTCGACCAAACCGAGCTATACGGTGATAATGTCTTGATTGCAGATGACTTTAGCATCAATCGAGGATTTAAATTTAGACCAGACAAAATGGAAAAAGTGCTCGACATGAACGACTTGTATGCGGCTGTAGTAGCCTTAGGCCGCTGTTGGGGGCACTTGGCTAACGTCGGCTGGAATACTGCTCATAGCAATTTTACAAATGCGGTCACTAGAGAGTTGAGTAATTACATTGGTATTATTTAAAAGGAGAAAACATGGATTTAACGCTTAAAAACAAAGATTTAAACACATTATATAGTGTACTAGACAAAATCAAGGTCACGAACATGCGAGCAAACCGCGGACGTGCTAAGCTACTCGCAAAAGTAGTCGATAAAATCAAAGAGTACGCCAAGGATGAGGGTGACCTTATTGATCTGTATGCTCAAAAAGACAAAGATGGCAAGTTTGTCATCGATGAGCGCAAAAACATCAAGCTAGCAGACCCGACTAAGATTGATGAGCTCAACGACTTATTGTCCGAACTTGGTAATGAGGACATTACTATCAAAGGCCATGAGTATTCTAAGCGTTTTATCGACTTTTTGGAGTACTTGGCAGAATCGGAAGATGAGTTTACCTCAGACGAAATCATTATCATCGATAACATTTTAGAGGAATTTGAAGAAAGCAAAGGAGAATAACTATGAAGACATTAACACTATCAGGCAAACCTTATCCAATTCATGAAGGCGGTAAAGTTGTAAAAACAGAGGTTCGCTTAATCGGTGACAATGGGCTATTTATCCCCATTGAATTAATCGGTGATCAGACAGCTAAGGGAGCAGATGACCTTATTAAAGAGGGACTAGATGCTTTTGTACGCGAGTATGTGACTAAATACGCCGTAGCAGAATCAGTGCAAAAAGTGGAAGAGTTGAGCCTCGCACAAAAAGAGATTGAGCAAAATGCGGAGCAAGCAAAGGTAACAGCAGAAGCCGCTGAAAAACAAGCTAAATCTCTGGAGCTTGTCATTGCAAAATCTCAAAAAATGGCTAATCTGCAAGCAATCCATCTACTAACAAGCGGAAGCAAAGTGGAACCCGATATTTACAAAGGTCTTTTAGAGCTAATCGAGCCAGCCCAAAAAGGTGAGTATCAAGCCTATGATGTCTTTACGGTGGTCGACGATAAACACGAAGAGCAGGCAGGAGAAGGTAATCTTGTCTTTGTACACGTTAACGAGCCATTTACTTATGACAAACAGACGCTTAAAGAGCTAGAGGAAGAGGATAAAGTCACAGTCATTAAGTATGCGGACTTAGTTAAGCAGGATTGAGGTGGTTAGATGATTATTAATTTAACAAGTCTTATTCACCTTTTCGGTGATTTAGTTCGTACCGTTGAAATCCACGTTTTTACACTTTTTGTTTGTTTTGACATTATCACAGGGCTAACAAAAGGTATTACAAACAAGAGGGCTAATAGTACAAAGGGACTATCTGGCATTATCAAGCATTTTTTAGTTGTATTGTTAGTTTATACTGTCTATCCTTACCTCATTTTGCTTGGCGCTAAGCCTTTGGCAGTTGCCTTTGTCCTCTTTTTTATCGCATGTTATGGCATATCAATTGTCGAAAATTGGGGTCAGTTGGGCTTGCCGATGCCAAGTTTTGTCAGATCATTTTTCGAAAAACTCAAACGTGACACTGATCAATTTGACATTGCCACGATTAAAATTGATAAGACAGGTGTTAAAGTCGAGGCGCCACAAGTTGATTTAAAACAAAAAGAAGAGGAGTAAGATGAAAAAAGCAATCACACAAATAGCCGTCATCATAGCGATCATAGTGCTATATTTTCCACTGGCCGTGATTGCTTTGATTTTGGCTCCCTTTATAGGAGAGGATGATAGATGGCATTTTTAGATAACATTAAGCAAGGCTGCTTAGATGGATGGGTTAAATATAAAATTCTACCATCCTTGACCGCAGCACAAGCAATCTTAGAGAGCGGTTGGGGCAAACATGCCCCACATAACGCTTTATTTGGGATTAAGGCTGATAGCTCTTGGACTGGTAAATCATTTGATACAAAAACCCAAGAGGAATATCAAGCAGGTGTTGTCACGGATATTGTGGACCGATTTAGGGCGTATGATAGTTGGACTGACAGTATTATTGATCACGGTAAATTTTTAAACGATAATCCACGGTATAAGGCAGTCGTTGGTGAGACTGACTATAAAAATGCTTGTCATGCTATCAAGGAGGCAGGTTATGCCACAGCTAGTGGCTATGCGGAGCTACTTATCCAAATTATCAAGGAGAATGGCTTGCAGTTTTGGGATGCCGAAGTCTTAAAAAGTAATAAGGAGGAGAAAATGATTAGTTCTCAATGTCGAGAAGTTATCGAATTTTTTATTAATTTGGCCAATGCTGGGGTTGGCGTGGATAAAGATGGTTTTGCGGGCTGGCAATGTACAGATGTGCCTTGTTATGCAGCAAAGCACTGGTTCGATGTCGACCTTTGGGGAAATGCGATTGACTTACTAGATAGCGCTGCTGCCGTAGGTTGGGAAGTCCATCGCATGCCAACAGATGCAAATCCACGGACTGGAGCATTCTTTGTCCAATCAGTGCCGTATCATCAATTTGGACATACGGGAATTGTTATCGAGGATAGTGACGGTTACACCATGCGCACTGTCGAGCAAAACATTGATGGCAATCCTGATGCTTTGTATGTCGGTGCACCAGCTCGTTTTAACACTCGTGACTTTACTGGCGTGATAGGTTGGTTTTACCCCCCATATCAAGGGGATACAGTCACGCAACCAGTCAGAACCGAGCCGCAAACGTCTGACACTATCGTAGAGATACCAAAAACAGGTACTTTTACCCTAGATGTCGCAGAGATTAATATTAGGCGCTGGCCAAGCTTAGCCAGCGAAGTAGTAGGTAGCTATAAGCAAGGCGATACTGTCAGCTTTGATAGCGAGGGCTACGCGAATGGTTACTACTGGATTAGCTATGTTGGAGGTTCAGGTATGCGTGACTACCTAGCTATTGGGCAGACTGATAAGGATGGCAACCGCATCAGTATTTGGGGTAAATTAAATTAGGAGTTATTATTTTATTATTAATAATAAAATAATACTGTTTTTCTTGACTTAGCAAATCAAAACAGGTAATATAAAGATAACAAATAACTGTGCCTCTGTTGTTTATGCTCTTGTTGTTTGTATTGCTGTACACCTAGCACCGTAGGTGACGAACAAAAAATGTAAGAGGAAACTCCAACCTCAGAAAAAGCACAGTTTGCCGGCTGTGCTTTTATTTTTGGACATAAAAAAGAGCAGGTTTGCCGACCCACTCTTAAACAAAAAATGTAATGTACGTACTATTTTTTGTGTAAATAGTCACGCACGACATCAGCTAAGCAATTTGCAGTGAGGGTAACCACAAAATTACTAACTAATGTGAGGAGGAAAATTTCCATACTCCAACCTCCTTTTTAAAGATTTGCTATTTGACTAGTTAGCTCTAGCCCATCTAAGCTACTAGAGCTTATTTGTTGATACAATTATATATTATTTTATTTCACAAATAAAGTTTTTGGGCGAAAAAATCACTATATCTTGTGTCCTCAAACAAAATTATATACAATTTGTTGTATTTTGAATAAAAACCAACCGCTCAGATAATTTCTGGGCGGTTTTTTATTATATTTTATCTTGTTTTTTGAAATAAAAACAAATATAATATATAAAAACGCAAAAAATATCTTAAGGAGTAGGATTATGGCATTACAGGGAATAAAAAAGTTACCAGTCTTGCTAGAGGATAAGCAAGCCTTAAGCCTTTATAAGAAACTGGCAATAGTAAATAAGGTTCTGGGGAAGTTAGATGCTGTTTTAGAATCATCCATTATTAACTCTTCGATTCTCAGTTTATTATCTTACAATGAGTCAGTACAATCGACAAGAATAGAAGGGACTCAAGTAACTTTCCATGAAATAATGGAGACTGCTAAAGTAGGTGCCAAAAATTGGCAGCAACGAGAAGTTTTTAATTATAAAAAGGCGATTGATTTTGGTTTTCATAAAATAAAAAAAGGCGATGTCATAACTACACGGTTGATAAAAGATCTCCATCGCCTTTTGATGTCTGATGAAGCTAGAGGAACTACATCTAACGGCGGAGAGTTTAGGAAGATTCAAAATTTTATTGGTCCAGATAAGGATATCGAAAATGCTTCGTATATCCCCATTCCCGCAAACGAAATTGGTGCATTTATGACAAATCTCGAATTTTTTATAAATGGGGAATATCATTCGAGTTTAGAGTGCGGGAGGACTCAAGAATCTATTAACTTTAATAGTGATATTTTATTGAGAATTGCGGTTGCTCATGCGCAATTCGAATCAATTCATCCCTTCTTAGATGGTAACGGCCGTCTTGGGAGAATTCTTATTGCATTGATGTCTGTTCAGGAGGGGCTTCTAAAACACCCAATATTTTTCGTTAGTGAAGAATTAGAAAAGGAAAGAATTCGTTATTATAACGCGCTTAATGCTACAAGGGGAGAGAATCCAGATTGGAACTTATGGCTTAATCTCTTTCTCAATGCTAGTGAGCAAATGGCCAAGAATATCTTAAAGAAAATTCGAAATGCGGATGAACATGCCAAAAAAGGACTTTCTGTTTGTGTGACTCAAACTCAAAAAACAGTTTGGCTTGCTACTTTTAGTTTTCCTGTATCAACTGCAAAACAGTTAGCCGAGGCTACGGAGTTCCATCCAGCAACAGTGAAAAAAGCTTTGGACTTCTTGGTAGGAGAGGGATTGTTGGATAAAGATAATTCAGTAAAACGAAATGTTCCGTATTACAACTATGATTTAATTCGTGCGATACAAAATTATTAATATACAGACACTTTTACCTCTATACTGATCCCCCTGCACATTCATAGGATAATCACACTAGCAAGAATCGCCTGACATTAGCGGCTCTTGCTTTTTTATTTCAATTTTATCTCTTTTAAAATTAAAACATTGATTTAATTTTATTATAGATTTTTAATAACAAATGGTGTAGAATTGAGGTAATTGGGGAGATGAAAAGTTAACGTTATAATCTATATAACGTTTTAAATATATAAGAGGTAGCCAAATGAATAAAAGAATAAGAATACTCGTTGTAGCATGTGTAGTTTTTTGTGCACAATTATTATCGATTAGTGTTTTTGCAAGTAGTCAGCCTGACCCTACTCCAGAACAATTAAACAAATCTAGCCAATTTACTGGTGTTATGGGTAATTTGAGATGTTTATATGATAACCATTTTGTAGAAGGGACTAATGTAAGATCCACAGGTCAGCTTTTACAGCATGATTTGATTTTTCCCATTAAGGATTTGAAACTTAAAAACTATGATTCAGTAAAAACAGAGTTTAATAGTAAAGATTTAGCTGCAAAATATAAAAATAAAGATGTAGATATTTTTGGTTCCAATTACTACTATAACTGCTATTATTCGGAAGGAAATAGTTGTAAAAATGCCAAAAAAACTTGTATGTACGGAGGTGTTACTGAGCACCATAGAAATCAAATTGAAGGTAAGTTCCCGAATATTACAGTAAAAGTTTATGAAGATAATGAAAATATACTTTCGTTTGATATTACAACTAATAAAAAACAAGTCACTGTTCAAGAATTAGATTGTAAAACCAGAAAAATATTAGTGTCTCGAAAAAATTTGTATGAGTTCAATAATTCTCCGTACGAGACAGGCTATATTAAATTTATAGAGAGCTCAGGAGACAGTTTTTGGTACGATATGATGCCCGCACCTGGAGCAATATTTGATCAGTCTAAATACTTAATGCTATATAACGATAATAAGACAGTGAGCTCTTCAGCTATAGCTATAGAGGTTCACCTTACCAAAAAATAAAAGAAAATAACTTTATGTATCAAATCCATGATACTAGTTAAATTCAAAATGATTGATATTAAAAAGTTAGTTTAAGCTATGAGAATACGAATAAATAAGTAGGAGAGTAAAAATGCTAACATACGACGAATTTAAGCAAGCAATTGATGACGGCTATGGTGCAATGCTGTCTATCGAGTCGTGGAATTATCCATTTGATGGGATAGACAAATACAAAAATCCAACATTTAAAATTTCTCAGCATTAGGAAGTAAAGCTCCGAGATAAGACAAAACCGCTCAGATTATTCTGGGCGGTTTTTTGTGTATGATGAATTATTTTTCAAGATAAATATCGAAATGACTAAAGTTCTTCATATTGATAATTCTATTATCTTTATATTTTGCAAAAATATCTGATCTAGTCCCTTCATTTGGTGAGTCAAATAAGTCTATTTGCTCATGTTTCCCATCTTTTGTGCCAATTTCGATTCTGCCGCTTACATAAGGAGAAGTAGCGTCATAAATTTTATAATTATCCATAAGGTATTTTCTGATTTTAAAGTCAATTTCCTGGAAAGTTACGATATCTTTTTCTAGAATAATTTTGTTATTTAAGTTCTGTTGAGATTCTCCCGAAATAAATAGATTTCCCAATAATTTATGATTTACTTTATTATTTTGAGCAGGCGTAATTCCTCCATAGATGTACTCACCGGTGTGAGAATTAAGAATATAAAATAATCCAAAAACATCTACATGATCATCTCGTTTAAATTTTTGAGAGGCCTCATAAGACATTTCGGAACTAATATAATAGTCTTTCCCTCTATATTTTTGAGTATCAATGTTTAATGTGTGTGTCGTTGAAAAATTTACCCTGCAATTTTTATAATCATAAGGAGTTATAGTGTATGCATAAAGTAAATCACTTTTAACATTCGAAATGTCTTTCTTAGAGTCACTTTTGATGATAGGTGAAATAGTAGAAATCAGTATGACTGTAATTATGAAAACTATTTTGATGATGTTAATCTTTTTCATTTTTTCTCCTTAATTAAATGTATTACTCGTACGAGAATACATGAAATAGCAGTAAGTAGTTAAAAATCAGATTTCTGTTTATTTAGAAATTTTATAAATGTATTTATATTTTAGTTTTTAGGAGTGGCAGTTCCATTTAAATAGTCAAGGTTGATATTTGGAGCAGAGTTTTCTAAGATTACTGTAGTAACACCATTTTCATCAATACTTTCTTTATTACTATTTAGCCTTATAGTAAGCAACTCACCAGATGAATCAATTCCAACATACTGTAATTCAATTTGTCGAGGCACTACTTCATTGCCACTATATATAGGAGTGACTTTATAATCTAGCCAAAAGTCAGGGTGAAGTGCAAGCCAAGAATCTAAACGGTTTTCATAGTATAACATCCCTTCAGGATTGCTGTCATTTGCTCCTGAATAAGCACCTGTGTTTAGCCAGGCTGTCATTGCCACTAAATTTCTTGGTTCATCGTTTAATCCACAAAATTGATATCCGACTAGATGCCCACGATTCATTACCCATGAAGATTTTGAGCCATCTCCGTATGGAAATTGATAGTTGTGCCATCCCACAGGGTCATAATTTATTTTAGTGCGTACATCTTTAGTTTCGTGTCTATCTTGCAGTTGGATATGTGAAAAGGTAGCGCGGTTAAGGTTATCCAACTCACCAAGTTGTAACTGATAATTAGCAGTAAAAGGTAAGAGCTTACTAGAAACAGTATTTTTATAATGTGTGTTTGCATGGGATACATTCGGATAAGTTCGTACCCTAGCTGCGTCAACAGTTATTGTCGTTATAGAAAGAGAAAGTAACAGTAAAACAGCGGTAAGCAAACTTGCCTTTTGTTTAGATAATTTCATGATAACACCTAAACCTTTCCATTTTTAGCTTTTAGAGTGGATCAAATATTGCACTTTTCTAGTTAATTATATCACTTTAAATTAAAAAAACTTAAAATTAATAAAATTAATTTATCAATAATATTACGCTAAAATTTCTTTTTGTTTAATAAAATAGAAGTTATTAAATTTTAATAAGTTTTAAATTTAAGTGTACTATATTCTCGTAAAATACGAATAATAAGATAAGGAGGTGCTTTATGCTAACATACGACGAATTTAAACAAGCAATTGACAATGGATATATCACAGCAGACACAGTAATGATCGTGCGCAAGAACGGACAGATTTTTGATTATGTGTTGCCCGATGAGCCTGTGAGACCGTGGGAGGTTATGACAGTTGAAGTAGTGGGAGAAGTGATGGTGGAATTAGACAAATAA